GTTCCGGGGCCGAGTCCAGCAGGTGCAGAATCTCGGCCTGCTGGTTCTGGGCTTTCACGTGGGCCCGCCATTCGGTGACCAGCTCATCGGCCAGGCGGGCCGGAATGCCTGTGATCCGCCGAACCTCAATCCATGGCGTGATCGGGTCCCGGTCGCGGTACTCGGACAGCGCCTGTCCCCAGGCAAGCCGCCGTTCGCGCGGCCATTTCTCCGCGGCCTTCGGCAGTTTCTGACGGATGAGATACCGCTGCCGCTGGTCGTACCCGCCCCAGACTCCGTATTCCTCGCCCAAGGTGTCCCGTCGGCACTGATGCATCACGGGGCAGCGGCGGCAGACCTTCTTGGCCTCATCCCATAGCGCTTGCGCGTCGGCGGAGGGCGGTTTATCCGGCGTCCCACCGTCGGCGAACCATGCGGCGGCAGTCGGCTGGCCCCGGCATGCCGCCTGGGACCACCATCTCCTCTCGGGGTCGTACAGCACGGTTATCGGCCGACCGTGACGCCGAGTAGGGAGCCTATGAATACGGCGACGCCGAACATGGCGGTATGCCACCAGTCCCAGCTTGTGGCCTCGGCGCCGAGCCGTTCCCTGAGCCGCCAGAAAGCAGAAGAGCCGCCCCGGAGGCGGCCCACGATCTCTTTCATGTTGTTCCTCTTGGTGGACAGATGCAGGGGTAGACCCGCCTGCAATGTGGACAGACGGGGACTTCCATCAGTCGGAGTCCAGGAAGACGTCCAGGGGCGCGTGGAAGGCCCGGATCGTGTCCGGGCCACCGTGCGCGGTGTTCCGGGCGGGTTCGCTGTCCGTCATGGCACCTCCAACGAGAAGAGCCACCGGCCCGGCCGGTGGCTCATGGTGCGTTTGCGCAGGTCAGGCGGCGAGGTGCATTTGAAAACGGATGGCACCTCTAGACTCACCCTCGTGCGAGTCGGGTTCTCCAGGTGTCGCCTGTGTGCTAATGAGCAGGCGTGGGTCCACACGCCCCTCCACCCTCACAGCGGGAAGTCTGACCCCGTTGGAGGGCAGGGCCGTGCCCGGCATGTCTGCCAGGGCATTCATGATCTCCTCCCACCGGCCTGTGGTGAACCAACGGTGCGCGGCACTGGCGATCGTTCCGAAAGGCCCGTAGGAATCGGGTAGGTCGCGCCAGGCCATGCCCGTACGAGCCTTCAACAAGATGGCATCAAGCGTTCTGCGCGGCGAAGTGCTCGGGCGCCCGCAGCCCCGCGGCGCCAACAGGGGTTCGACTCGGGACCATGCCTCGTCGGTGAGATGAGGCACGACACGCCCGCGAGAGCGGAACCAACGGCCCACGCGGTCATCGTCGCGCATCTTCACGGGGACATCGCCGAGAATGGTCACGCGCACGTCCAGTAGCCCCATCACGGTCATTTGATCGGCGGGAGACATATCGTGCAGACGTGTACGTGCGAGCGTCGCCAACTCCTTCAGATCTTGCGAACGAACCTGAGCGGCCTTTGTGTCTTCGGCCCAAGCCACCGCTTCAGCGCGCATGGTTTGAAGCTGCGCTAGCTCCTGACCGAGCGCCCCCGTCGCTTCTTTGATGGCTTCTTCCGGGTCGAGTTCCTTAAGAGCTGCCTCCTTGGCAGCAACAGCCATTACCGCACCCATCGCCTTGTTTTGCGCAGCAATTTTTCGGTCTAGTTCCTCAATCCTGGCCGCATGGTTGACACGGTTATCAGCGGCCATACTGATCCAGTCTTCCGACATGGCCTGTAGACGTTCGGGATCGCCCAGCAGCTTGCAGACCTCGCCCCAAACCAATGCCTCCAAGGCGTCGGCGTCCACCTGCGAACAACTGCACTTAGGAGAACCAGGGTAAAGCTCGACCTTGCCCGAGCAGCGATAGGCACGCGCAGCCCGAGCGGTCCTGCTCACCCCTGTGTAATGCTTCCCGCAAGCACCAAATACGCGCTTACTGAGCGGATGGACTCCACCTTTGGTGAACGACGCCCGCCCCGTTCGGGCCATGGCAGTGTTGAGCTGCGCAACTTCATGTGGCGTGAAGATAGGATCAAGCCGGATAACCGTCCGCTCTCCATAAAGAGGGTTCCCCTCGATATCCAGTTTTGTCCCATGGCGAGTAGTGGCGGTCTCCGGATTCCTGTAGATGCGTACACCCTTCTGCACAGGCGTGCCTTTCAGGATGCGCCGCAAGCTATTGGCGGACCAAACTTTTCCTGTCGGAGACGGTACCCCCATAGCGTTGAGTCGAGCTGCTGCCTCGCGAATATTCAGCTCTTCTTTAACCATGAGGCGCCACACTTCACGCAACGTGGCAGCGGCCCGCTTGTCGATGACTAGACGGCTAGCACCTCGCTGCCCCTTGTCCTCAATGCGCCAGCCATACGGACTGACTCCGGCGGGGTGTCCCCCACTCTCAGCTTTCTCTTGAATTCCTCCCTGCGTGCGATCGCGGATGATTTCGCGTTCCGTCTCCGCATAGTCCGCATCGCGACGCATCTTCTTGCGTCCCTCGGCCGTGGTGTTGTCATAGTCGTCGGCCACAACGGCAACAAATACACCAAGGTCTTCAAGTTCCCACACCCAACGCCAAAAGGCACGACCAGTGCGGCCGATAGCCCTGCCTTCGGGGACGACTACAACATCCAGGGGCCTCGGAGTAGTGCGAGCCGCCTCCATGAGTCGCTTGAGATCGGGGCGTTGGTCGACCTCAAGACTGCCACTGAATCCCTCGTCAGCGTACGTGTCAACGTGCTCCCATCCCTTTTTGTCGATGTACCTCTTCGTCTTCTTGCCTGTGTATGCGATCCCGTAGCCCTTGGCCTGGTCCTCCGTGCTCACTCGGAGATAGTCAACGGCCCTAAGCCGACCCACCCGACGCGCTACATCGATAGCGGACACGACAGTCTTGGTCACGTATGCCCCTTCACGACTGGCTAACCCCGGTCAGCGCGCCGCGCTGCCGGGGTCAGTCGTGGTGCGGGCACCCTATGCAGCGAGACCGCCCGGCCGGGTAGAAAACAAAATTCTGAGAAGTTTGTGGTAAGCAACATCATCCGGATCAGCCGGATGCCATGTGATGTCGATCCGCGGTTCCGGATCGTCCACGAAATGCTTCTTCAGCCACTCTCCGGCTTCATCTGCCGGTATGGCGGCACCATCCTGCATGGGCTGCTCCCCTCATCCCGCCCCACAAGGGCGGGGTCATGCTGCCTGCTGGCAGCGGTGTACCTCGGCGCCCGGTTCGTGCCGGGCGCAGTGGCGCTCGTATTCGGCGCTGCAAGATCGACATGTGATCGTACGGACTAGTCCGCAGGAGCACACCGGCCCGATCTCGGGCGGCGCCCAGCCGGCGACCGCGGCCGTGATTTCGGCCGCGTCCTTGCGGGGGATGTTCCGAAAGTAGTCCCAGGCGTCCCGCGGCGCGCGAAAGGCCGGGGCCAGCATGAAGCGGCCCCGGCCTCGACCGGTCTTGCTATCCCAAGCGAGCCCCTGGCCCGCGTCTCTGGCGGCCGTGCCTCCGCTCACGGCGGCCACGAACTTCTCGGGCGAATCGAGGACCCCCCGGGACGAGAAGGGCCCCAGGATGACTGTGTGAGTCGGCTCCTGGGGCCCGTATTTGATCTGGCCGACGACGGCCAGGCGATGTGTTCTGGATCTGAGATCGTCCAGTGCGATGATCACCAGCTCGGCGACTTCTTCAGCCGACCGGCTCCGGTTCTCCGGATCTGTCAGGATCGTCGCCACGGTCGCGATTTCCCGCTTCCTCACTCTGGCGCTCCTTCCTGCGGGCCAGGGCCTCCCGGCCCTGCCTGACCCACTTGCCTACGCCCTGCCGGGTCACACCCAGCTCGGCGGCGAGATCGTCTTGGGTCAGGCCCTGCTCCGTGGCCAGATAGATCCTGATCTTGGCAAGTACATCCGACTCCACGGCCTGGTCAAACGACAGTCTGACGTCGGCAAGGACGGCCGCTCTGACACTGTCTGGCAAGTCAACCCTCTTTGGCGGCATGTGGGGGGCTCCCTTGGGTTCGGCGTCACGGGCAGTCTCCCCTATGGGCCTGTGACAAGACATAGAGGTCTAGCCCGGTGGCGAAAATTTAGCCGAATCCATACGTGGCGATCAGCCCCCGTTTGATGGCGTTGTAGTGCATATATGCCAGTTGCGCCGCCAGCGCCCCGTGAGGCGCTGGCGACCTGGCGTCACTCATCTGTGGTCTTGCGCCCCTCCCTTTCCAGAAGGATCTGCTCTCCTTTGGCTTCCTTGGCCGCGATGCTGGACGGCGAGACGCCGCCCAGCATGTATGCGATATCGGCCTGAGTCAGACCGTCCTGGCGCGCCTTGTGGACGGCCACCAACTCATCGTCCTCAACCTTCTGCTTGGCCTCGCCCAGCTTGGCGAACCGGTCCTCCCAGGCACGGCGCTTCTGTCGGGAGACGGATGCAGCCCGGTTCCGTACGGTCACGCCGAGATCCCCTTCTCAGACCGGGTGAAGTCGAAGCCGAGCACCTGCGGAAGGGGCTCGCTAGCCATGTGCCGCAGCACGGTCAGAGGCGTGTCCTGCACGTATGCGTTCCATGCCTTGACGATCAGCGCGTACGCCTGGTCCCTCTTGTTGACCTGGCCGTTCGTCTGCAACCCGGTCCGGAAGCGATTCCGCAGATGGCCGCGGGGATCGCCGGGGGCCAGGTTGTACCCGGTGCGCACGCCCTGGAGCCATGCGGGGATCTTGTCTCGGTGTTCGGTGCGGTCCGCCTGGGCCAGCACAGCCAGATGCGGTCCGGCCGGTACACCAGCGTCGATCTGCGTACCCGCGACCTCAGTGATATGCCAGTCCAGCTCAGGCCACTGCCCTTCGGTCTCGTAGACCTCGGTGACGGTCGCTTTGCTGTACCGGGGCATGCCCCAGCGGTCTCCGTCGGCGAGCACAGCCAGGTGGCGGGCGCCCGCACCGATCTGCGTCCCGTACTTCTTCCGGAGCAGATCGGCAACGGTCCGACGACGGCCCTGTTCCAGGTACGGGCTGATGTCCCGGGGCTCACCTGGGAAGATCCACATGCGAAGGGTTACGTTGCCGTTCGCTTGGGCCTTCAGCCGATGCTGGGCACTGATGACGTAGCCCTCAGTGTCGAAGATGTAGCCCTCGGGGGTGGCCTCCCTCCATCGCCCCATCTCCATGTCCCGCTGGTAGCGGGCGGCCGTGTCCGGATTGAGCCGGCGAAGCCCTGGATGCGTGGCCCGGTAGGAGAACCAGGAACTGGCCATCTCCGGAGTCACCTCCAGGACGGTGGGCTCACTCGGAAGCGGGTACGGGTCGTTGGCTGGTATCAGCTCGTCTCTGGCTATCACTTCTGCTTCCTCTCCTTGCGTCCCCGATGGAAGGCCAGCAGCTCCTGAAAGCGCCGTTCGCCCACGAGACCGATCCGGTAGCCCTTCAGGGCCTTGGCCATGGGGTCGTCGCCCACGTCGTGCCAGAAGCTGGCAAACGCCTTCGTGGGGTCGGCTTCGTAGACCGCGGGGAGCGTCTGCTTCAGGTGCTGGCGCTCGACGTGCATGAAGCCGGTCGGGCGGCCGTCCTTGTCGTAGACCACCCAGTGGCCATCGGTGTACGGGCGCACCTCGCCCTCAATCGTGATCTTGATCCGCGCCTTACGGACCATGGGGTGTTCCTCCTTTCTGACGTCCCCCCGACGGGGTTCGAACCCGCGCTTGATGTGCGCTTTTAAGGCGCTGCCTCTACCGCTGGGCTACGGGGGGTGGGCCTCGCCGGCTCGGTCAACGAAGTAGGCGGCGCCCCCGTAGAAGGGGAGGCGGGGGCGCCGCCGTTCATCCCGCCCCGCAAGGGCGGGGGCATGCAGAAACCCCCCGGCTGTTGGACCGGGGGGTTCAGATCGGCGTCCCGACGCCGTAACTGGAGTGGGACGAAGTCAGCGGGTCTTGTACGTGTAAGCGATCAGTGCCATCGGCCAGGCCACAAGCACAACGACGGCCGACCAGTAGGCCCGGCTGGCGATCCGGCGGAGTGTCTTGTTCTCGTGCTGGTCCATGGCGCCTTTCGGTGTCGGTGTTGTAGGCGCCCGCCCGCCTCCCGAGACGGCGGAGACGGACGGGCGAAGTTTGAAGGTTGGTCCCCGCCCCGCCCGACGCGACACGGGGAAGCGGGACGAGGACCACAGTCCGAGAGGGAGCCGCACAGCTCTCCCGGACCGTCTTCCTGTTCGCCCGCGTTCCAGCGCAAGGCGATCAGGGGCTTGATGGATTACGTCGAATGATCGACCGACGTGTTTGCCGTGACCAGCCTCAACGAGTGCTGCATGCTCTCGATGACTTGTAGCGCGTCGCCCAGAGTGCAGTGAAGAAGCACAGCTACGGCACGGATGTCGTCGATGGTGGCCGCCTCGTCGCTGAGCATGCTCGCGGCCATCTGCATGATTGGTCGAGCGATGCCCATGGGGCGCGTCTCTGTCAGGTCTCGCGCAGCCACTTCCGGGCGCCCCATGAGTTCCGACAGAGCAGTTAGAAGACCCTCGTTCACGCGATGCTCCCGTGAGGCATCAGCGTCACGCCCGGAGCGATCGTCTGCCCGCGCCATCGAAGGATTCGGGTCGGCGTCTCGCGCTTCTGCGGCGGCTCCAGGGCGGCCGTGTCCGGCTCGCCGCGGAGGGCGGGCGACAGGGGACGGTGTCCGGCGTCGTGCTCCTCGTCGACGGCCAGAACCACGCCCCCCGCGCCACTCACGAGCTGCCGGAGACGAATACTGACTTCGGGGTCGAACGCGATACGATCCAGCGTTGCGACGAGGCAGACGATTCGACGCCCCTGCCCCTCCAGCGTCATCGCGTTGACCATGCCGACCCATGCAGGCCGGCGGTCCGACACAGCGGCGTCTCCGCGGTCGATCCACTGCCCGGCTACTGCCCAGCCCATTTGAGCGGCGTACGCCCGGCACATGGCCACTCGCTCGTCGAGTCGATCCGTCTGCGTCGTCTCCTCGCGATCGTAAATATATGCGAGGGTGGGCAGCTCGCTGTTCGCGTCCATTCCGTGGCTCCCGGTCGTCGTTGCCGTGTGTAACTAGGTAACTGCGGGAGGACCATGATCAGTTAACACAAAAGTTGCACAACGGCCCGTCAGAAACGTCTGGACACAGGGACGAACGCTCTTTCGCGTGCGATCGTGTACCCATGCACACGGCACCGTCAGCGGGTGAGAACGTCGCGGTCTTGAGGAAGACACGCGGAATGAGCCAGACGCAGCTGGCCCGACACATGGGCATCTCCCTGTCCTATCTGTCCAAGATCGAAACAGGGCTTCGTCCCGCCACTCCCCCGCTCGTGGCGTCAGCCGCCGCAGCGCTGAAGGTCACCACCGCGCGCATCTATGGTGATCCTTTCGCGGAACCCTCGACGCAGCACGAGCTGTTGAACGGACTGCGCACGGTTGTCCGACGGCACACCTTGCCGCGCGAAGACGTTCCTCCGTCTGACGCACTGGCAGCGTCCCTCGCGACTGCCGCGCAGCTCCGTGCAGACACGCGGTATGTGGAATTGCTTCAACTCCTCCCTACGTTGCTCGGACAGGTCACAGCAACTGCCATGTCGAGCGATGGTGACGCCGTGGCGTGGGGGCAAGTGGCCGACGTGTACAGCTGTGCGTATGCCGTCGCGCACCGGTTCCGTCAGCCGGATCTGGCCGACATGATCGTGTCGCGGCAGACGTGGGCTGCGCAGCAGACGTGGAACCCGTCGGCCGAAGCTGCGGCTGCGTGGAACGAATCGGGGACGTACCAATCAGCCGGTGAATACGCAGACGGTATGGCGATCATTGAGCGGGCTATCGTTCGTTACGAGTCCGCTCCCGGTGACGGCCTGGAGCACATCGTTCATCTCGGCTCGCTCCATCTCCGCGGCGTCGTGCTGGCGTCGCGTCACAAGGACAAGAACGCCACCGCGGACCACGTTCGCAGGGCAACAGCACTCGCCGAGCAGATCAACGGTCCTGACGTTCTTCAGCACAATTTGACTTTCGGACAGGGCAACACCGCGCTGTACGAACTGGCCGCACGCATCGAGCTGGGCGAGCCGGACAAGGCGGCCGAGGTAGCTGCTCCGTTGCTGACGATGCCTCCCGCGGGGCTCAAACCATCGCGCATTGGCCGACTGTGCATCGATGCTGCACGCGCACGGTTGGCCACGAAGGATCTCGTCGGCGCGGAGGCAGCGTTGAAGCAAGCGTATGCCGTCGCTCCGCAGATGGCGGAGATCCACCCGATGGCACGGGAGGTACTGCGCGTGCTGTGGACGCTTCACCAGCGCAGCCGGCCGGAGCTGCTGGCGATGGCGAAGCGGTCCGGACTCGCTTCCTGACCCTGGGTGGCGCATCTTCACGAGGACCCCCGTCGACAGGACGGGGGTCTTCTCGCTGCTAGTGGCCTTCCGGCCACCATGTCCGCCGAATATCCGGACGCACCTCGGGCCGTTCTTCCTGCTCGCCTTCCTGGTCCGGCCGGCGAGCGGTTGACCGTTGGGCCTTACGGACGCGCTGCTGAGGCATGACGCCCGTCTCAGCCGTCGTCGTCGGGGTCGAGACCCAGGATTTGGAACGCGGCCCGCGGTCCGGCCAGGGCGACGGTCAAGGCGAGGAAGGCATCCTTACTCATCGTCATGCGGACCTTGCTCCCGTCCGCGGTCTCCTCGATCTGCACCGCTTCGGCCGTGAAGCCGGTGCTCGACACCTCCACGTCCTGGCCGTTGGCCAACTGCTCCAGGGCTTCGAGCCCCCGGGCCGTACACTTTTCACACATAGCTCCCCCCTTCGGGGTGCGGGGCGCGGCCCCGGCGTCTTCTCCACGCCGGGGCTTCCGCCTTCAGACGAGCGATTCGCGGTCAACCTCCATTCCGCTCACGTTCTCGCCCGCGCCGTAGACTCGGGCTTCGTCTCCCTCGTCGTCCACGAAGCGGGTCGCATCGACCACGTCCGCCATCAGCGCCCGGAGCGCGCTATCCGTCGTCGGCGTGGTCTTCTCCTCGTCGGCCGCCTCCATCAGCTCCAGCTGCGGCCGGAGCGACTGAGCGGCACCCACGAAGTCCGCAGTGGTGAGGAAGTGAGGCTTCTTGCCCTCGCGGGCGATGGCGTACCGCATGGTGCGACTGATCGCCTCGGACGCGAATGCGGGAGTGAAGCCCTCGTATGCCTCGTACACCGTGGCGTAGTCGATGACTCTGAGCATGTCGGCCGGGACTTTGGCCTTGATCAGCCTTTCGACGCCGCTCTGATCCAGCGAGTTGATCGAGATCACGGCGTCGAGGCGACCCGGGCGCAGCATGCCCTTGTGGATCTTGTCCTTCCTGTTGGTGGTCAGGATCGCGATCACTTCGGCGCCCTTGGCGCTGATGCCGTCGAAGCTGTCCAGGAGTTTGGAGATCTTCGCCGGATCTCCGGCTTCGCTGATCACGTCGATGTCCTCGAAGAACACGACGGCCGGGCTGTAGAGCTGCGCCGTCCGCATGGCGTCGTCCAGGTTGTCCCCCGGGCGCACGAACAGGAAGGTCCAGCCGGCTCGCTCGGCCCGCTGGGCCGTGAGGAAGGCGGCCAGGCTCTTGCCGGTGCCGTACGGTCCTTCGAGCAGGACGGCGCGCTTCAGCGGCTCTCCCAGCTCGCGCATCAGCTCCGTGTGCTCGATCAAGCTCCACACATTCGCATTGAGCTGCTGAAGCACGTCGTCCGAGTAGACGACCGTGGTCGGGTCGACCTTGCGGACATCCAGGAACTTCGGCATCGGCTGATCGCCGCCGATAAGCGCCTTACCCCGGTAGATGGACGACACCCTGAGATGCTTCTCAACGAGCTTGAACAGCCCTTCCACTTCCGGCTTCTTCGCCCGCGGAGCCAGGACTTCGACGGTTCCGAGGTACCCGGCCTCACGGTCCCTCGTAGCACCGATCTCGATCGTGGCCTCTTCCCCCAGCGGGGGGAACGCAGTGGTACCCCACGGCACTTGCACCGAGGAGCCGACACCGGTCGGCACGTCCATGAACTGTGGCGGCTGGGGACCGAAAAAGGTCATGACCGTCTCACCTACGCCGGTGGTGCCGAACGCCTCCTTGAGGGCCAGCGTCATAGCGTGGGCGACGTCGTAGGGCCGGTACTGGAAGACCGTGGTGTACGTGTGCTGGGTGCTCTGCTGCTGCTCCCAGCGTGCGAGGAACTGGCGGGCCTCACCGACCCGGCCCCTGTACTGCTCGGGCAGGATGAACTTCTGTCCTTCGAAGGCGAGGTCACTCTCGCCGACCCGCCCGCCGCCGATCTCGGCCAGAAGAGCCATCGCCGCGGCGCTTCTCGCCTCCTCCGGGCTCAGCTCGGTGGCCTGTCTGGTGTGCTGGTCCTGGACGTGCTCCAGAATCTCGACTATTCGGTTCCGTGCCATGACGTCCTCTCGATTGGTGACATGGCTTGCCCGTACGGGCAAGAAGCGTGCGCTCAACGGCAGGAGAGGGAGCCGGAGCGCACGCCACTTGCTGGCACGGACGGATGGACGCACGAGAAGACCCCCGCCCTTCTCCAGCAACGGGGGGCTTCTCGTGCCCGGCGGTGTGCCGGGGCTTAGTGGCTAGCGCGGATCCGTTTCGGAGTCGGCCCCCTACCTCGACGGTTGGGTGTCGCGCATGAAGCGTTCCGCGGCCGTGCGTTCGTCCTCGTCGCCGATGCTGACCAGCGTCTCCACGTACTCACGGAACACCCTCAGTGCGGGCGGTGTGACCTTGAACTTGTTCTCTGCGGTGCTGTGGAGACAGGCATGTGCTTGCCTCAACTCGTCGTCGCCGTCGAACTCTCCCTGCCCCCAGCCGGTCCCCTCCAGGTACTCGTACACCGGCTCGGGCAACTCGACCAGCGTGGCCGTGGCGGGTCCACTGGGCTCTTCTCTGATTTCGCTCATGATCCCTCTCCATTGATCATGTGGTTGTCCCCGTAGGGCGGGAGCCGTGCACGGGGCACCCACCACCCCGTGCGCGACGTCTCACCCGGCGGGCGTCAGTCCTTGTTGGCACACGCCCCGCGTCCACACGGATCGCCGCCGAAGGCGAAGCAGTCCGCGCGGTCATAGGTCAGCGGGCTTCGTCCCTTCGCCGTGTTCCGGCTGCGCCGGAACACACGAAGGGCGGTGTCCTTGTTCTGGTCGTAGTCGATGAGCTGCCCACTATGCGGCGCGGCGTAGGAGTACGACAGCGCCCAGCGTCCGTCACGCTCGAACAGCGACACGCGGTCGCCATCGGCCGTTTCGTACTGGCCGTGGATGTCCCACTCGACACCCGTCGGAGGCTTCCAGCCCGGAGACTCCAGACGGCACCAGATGGGCGCCCACCGCTCCTGGTCCTCGTCGCTGATGTTGTCGGGGAACACGATGGCGTTGTAGTCCACGAGCCGCCCACGCTCGTCGCCGTGCTCCGAACGGAAGTCGGCGAAATAGAAGCTGGGGCTGGCGGCGTGCTGGTAGATGTTCAGCACGATGGCGGGGCTAGCCGTACCAGGGCCATCCTCCCCGATGTGTGTGATGGCGACGCGGTCGCCGACGCTGAGCGGCGGTGTGCGATCGTTGGCCATGGTCCTTGTCCTCTCCGTAGGTCACGGACCGGAGGGGCCTCGGGGTGCATCCCGGGGCCTCTCACATGAGGTCTGCACCGTGCAGACCCAAGGGGCCGGACACCCCACCAGGGGGGCAGGCAGGATGCCCGGCGACTTGGGACGACAGGGTCAGTAGATGGTCACCGGGTGCGACTGGCCGATGTACGAGATCGACGTCTTTGCGGCCGGGGCCAGGTGCTTGCTCCCCCACTCACGCGCCGCCGCCTCAGCGGCCTCTCGGCCCTTGGCCGTCCGGACCACGTGGACGAAGACTTCGTCCGCCTGGTCGCCGCGGCCGTGCCACGAGATCGCGGCCCAGTGATAGGTCTTCTCGCGCTCCTGCATGGCGCTCTCCTCTCCTGTAAGGCCAGGGAGCCGGGCACCCCGGGAACGGGGGTGCCCGGCAGTTTGGCGTCACGGGGTCAGGGAGCGTCCGGCGCGGAGTTGTCGGCCGGTGTGCTGGCGGGCATGCCCCAGCCTGGGCAGACCGTGTTGCTCTTCGGCTTGCCGTGGTACACGAACTTGTTGTCCGGATCCACGGCAATGGGCTTTCCGCACACCGGGCACCGTTCCCGTCGGGGGCCGCGCAGCTTGCGTTCTGCCACGGCCAGAACCTTGCCCATGCTCTCCAGAGAAGACCTGACACACTTCTCCGGGTAGGTCAGGTTCTCCCAAGGCCGGTCGTCGGTCGTGGCCTCGCGCAGCTTGGCCACCTCCCGCTGTACGGCCTGGACCAGCTCCAGCGGCTTCATGGCGTCCAGGTCCAAGACCTTTGTCAGCCCCGAGCGGTACGGAACGGGCCACGGGCTACCAGGCCACCGGACGAGGTACACCGATTGCTGGTAACGCCTGTCGAATTCCACGGTCTCAACCGTGCCCATGCGGCCCGGCTCGCTGGGATGGGTGACCGAGTCGTCCTTCTGGATCTCGTCCATGGTCAGACCTCCTCGATCCACGCGGTGTGGTCGCCGTAGACCTCCATGACGCCGATCACCAGCCGCTCGGCGAGCGGGAGCGACGGGATGTCGGTCAGGAGCGGCCTCGCGTCGCCGCCGTGCTTGGTCTGGACGGAGTAGCCCGTGACCACCGGTTCCCGGGGGGTGAGGATCTGGACCGTGCTGGCCGGGTAGGCACAAGCCGTTGGACCCCCGGTGCAGGTGAATCGGAGGATGTCCGGCCCTTCCGGCGCACGGTCGATGCTGTTGACCTTGTACGCGTGGCCGTGGCCGTCCTCGATCACGAACAGGTCGCCGATCTCGACTTCATCGGCACGCTTGGGTCGAGGGACCAGGTCCCCACGCTTGTCCCCCCACACGTCAGGGGTCGTCAGGTAGTCGCTCACCCGGTAGTCGGGCGTGGCCTTGTCCGCCCTCTTGTGGTCGCAGGGCGGCCATGCCGTGCCGCACTCACCGCACTGCGGAAGGAGCCGCTTCGCGGCCTCTCCGGCAGTCAGGGACTCGCCGTCCACGACGTAGCGCAGAGCGCCCGCCGCGGCGTCGAAAGTGGGAGCCGGGGCCCCCGCCTCCCGCAACAGCGTGGGAAGACTCTTGCGCGTGTGCTCGATCTCCATGGCCAACCTCTCCAGTTCCTTGGCCATATAGCGGGGCCCGGGGTGCCACCCGGGACCCGCGCTCCGTTCCTGTAGGAGCGCAGCGACGGCCCGTCGACGGACGGGCCGCACTGGCGATCCGGCAGGATCAGGTGTTGGTCACTTGCTGCCCGTGACGCTGCGGAACACAGCGGCTCGCTGCTCGGGCGTCCAGTCGCCCGTCAGCCGTACGGTGGTCTCCGTGACGCGAGAGTCCCCCTCAAACGGGTCCTGGAAGGTACCGCTCAGCCACGAGTGTTCGGGAAGCGTCTCGCCGATGGGTGACCCAGACGGCTCGCTCGCATCCGTCTTGCGCCAGATGTAGTCAGTCGCCCACCCGACGGCCGAGCCGAACAGCTGGACGTCTCCCATGTTCGGCGTGACTGTCTCGGTGGTCGACGTCTCCAAGTCGCGGCTATCGCCGTCCAGCCAGGTGCACTCGCCCGTGCACGCTGCGCCGGACCCTCGGGAGTTGTGCCCCTCCTCGTCCTTGAAGCGACACTCTTCAGCGCGGTAGCTCACGACGCGTCGACTGATCTCGATGGTGTACCTGGTCTCGCGACCGTGCCAGCGGGAGCCCCGAACCGTGACGATCTCGGTGGCCGTCCAGTCGTTTCGGATGGGCGACTCGGCGTGCTCCCCCGGAGCGTGATGCTTGATACCCGTCACCGTGGCGTACGCCCCCCGGCAAAGGATGAGGTCCCCTGCGCTGAGCGTGGGGTCCAACGAGTCCTTGCGGATGCCCTGACCGCGCTTGTTACCCTTGTCCATGGCCTACCTCTCCAAGGATTCCTAGGCCAACTGCACGGCCCCGGGGTGCCACCCGGGGCCGTTGCTCTGTCTCTGTCGAGAGCACGGCGACGGCTCACCCGGAGGTGAGCCGCACCGATGCCCCGGCAGGGGGTCAGCGACGGGATACCGGCATGCGGTACTCCGCCGGACGTCCCTTGCAGCCGAATCGTTCCCAGCGTTCTCGGCAAATTGTCAGGTCGCTGTTGGCGTCCACCGAGGAGAGCGCCAAAAGGAACTGATCATCCTTCGTGCCCTTACGGATCTTGACGCGCTTGCCGGTTTCGCCGAACAAGTCTCCATACCAGGGCTCTCCACGTAGGTCCGTCCCGAAAACGGGACGGCGCTGCTGTACGAGAATGATCCAGCCGTTCCGCGTGATGTCTTCGACATACCAGCGCTCAAGGACTTCCGGCATCCCAGCGGAATAGCCGTCGCCCGAAGTCGTCTCGAACTCTTCTCCCTCGTAGAAGCGACGCATGCGGACGAAGTCGCCACAGAAAAGATCGCGTCCCTTGACGAGAGCCCAAACACCGTTCATGGCCAACCTCTCCAGTTCCTTGGCCACTGGCAGAGTCCCGGAGTGCCATCCAGGACTCTGTGGTTCACTCCTGCGGAACCAACAGGGCGCACCTGCGAGAGGTGCGCCCGATGGCTCTTACAGAGGATCAACGCCCGTCGTACCATTGCCCCTTAGGCATGGTGTGGCGGTTGCTGTAGGCAGCAGCACGTACGGTCTCTCGCCACCCCTCACGTGCACCCCACCATCCCTCGCGGAGTACCGGGGAGTGCGCGGTGACGGTCCGATGGGTGCGGGCCCACGGCCTTTGACGCGGGTATCCCTTATCGAACAGTCGCACCCGGGCAGCTGCGTAGCGGATACTTTGGCGCCCAACGCCCTTGATTGCGTTCATGATCGCCTCTCCAACCGATCATGTGCCCACGATTCCTCGCGGGTGGTTCCTGCGGAACCAACAGGGCGCCGGTACAAGACCGGCGCCCGATGGCTCTTACAGGGTCAGCGGGTGAATGTGTAGACGCCGTGAATCGTGCCGACACTGCCGTGAATTGCGATGACGATCAGCGTGCGCTCACGGCGGTCCGTGACCTCGTGTCGGTGCACAGTGAAGCCCTGCACCAGGTTGGCGCCGATGGCTCTGTATGCACCGTTGTGGTCCATGTGGACGGTTACGGGCTTGGAGCCGCCCAGCGCGGTATATGTGTCGGCCATGGTCAGCCCGCCTCCGGAAACGGGAAGATGGCGACGATGGCGCCGGGAAACTCATCGCGAAGCGACCGAGCAAATAGCACGGCGTCAACCGCCCCGCGGATTCCCAAGCCAGCGCCGATGGCGCAGACTACGCAACCGCGTTCAAACGCTTTGACTGTGTACATGATCCCTCTCCTTTGATCATGTGATGACTCATCAAGCGGGCAGGGAATCCGATCAGCCGTAGCGGTCGCCCGACCCCCGGGGTGATTACCGGGGCAGGCCCGTACAACTGGGGACCCCCTGCCCGCATGACGAGTGGCACTCAGGGTGCGTCATCACCGCGCAAGTGCCGCTCGTACGGCCTGGAGAAAGGCCGTAATGCGGTCGTACAGGCATGGGGCTTTAGTGGTCGTCGCGCCTAGGTGTGTGTCACCGGGAGGGTCTGGGTCAGCGCGTACATCCGTACGCGCACAAAGTGTGTGGTGCCATCCATCCCTACGACCGGCCACCTGTGATGATCGCTCTCACGTGGACTGCCACCCCAGTGGGGCGGGGACTTTCCGTCCGTCAGCTCTCCGCTGTGCCTGTCCGGGGATGTTCTGGTCTCCCCGGCCACCGTTTCTGTCCAGTAGCGTCCGCCTCTCGGCGATGCACTGGGTCCTGTGTCCGCATCCATCGGTTCACCGTGATCCCCCGGGGCGTTACCCCCGGGCCCTAGGCCACGCCCCGTCAAGTGGGACGCTCCCTGGTCTGTCACCCGTCTATAGCCCGTTCTACGGGGCCCGATGCGGCTGGACTCTTGAGCTATCAAGCGACGTGAACAGCTGGTGAAGACCAGCCAGTTCACGCCTCGCGTTCCCTCCCGGTTCGTCCGACTCGCGTCCTCCCCGGCGGGAGTGCCAACATTCCTGGAAGGCAACGACTGTTGTCAATACGCCTTCACGGCAAAGGATTTGCAAAGTCATGATGAGACATCAAATTGCCTGGTCACAAGGATAGATCAAGGGTTGCCTAAGTTGATCTCCAGCCGGATGCGTGCATTGATCACGCAACGATTGTTGCTGTGAACGGGGTAAACCATGTCCGTTTTCCGCTTGTGTGTGCGACGTGAAGTCATGGCCGACGGATGCCGGGCACGCGGAGGCGCATACCGGCACGCGCGGGGGCACACCGGGGAAGGTGCCCATCTACCCCCGAAAGGGGGTGGGTGGCAGGCAGGGTCGGCCCATGTGGCCGGGAGCGAGTGAGCACGGGTACGTGCTCCCTGCGGTGGCCATCAGTCAGCGCGAGACCACGCCCCTGATGGCGTGGTCCATGTGGCAGGCCATCGGCCTGCCCTTGTTCATGTGTGGGCCATCGGCCCACATGTCCTAGTGGGCACCGAGCAAGCCACATCGTGGCTGGTCAGGGGCTCGGTGTCCACCTCGCCTCATCCCATCGGGCCCGGGCCCCCGTAGGGGGCATATGGGCCCATGTGGGACATGTCATGTCCACTCTGACCCCCGGGTTTTTAACCCGGGCCCGATGGGATGGGATGGTCTCCGACCACCCATCCCTCACAAACTCCCCAGCCCCAAGGCGCTCTGACGGAGCGCCGATATGGCCGAATGAAGCCGGGCTTCCTGGGGTCAGCCCGGCTCGTCGGCCACCTGGCGGCCGGTGGCCGCGGCGAGCAGCGCCAGGTGCTCGCCACCCCGCGCCGGCTGGCGCGGGACATGGGAGCCCCTGACAGGGGAGAGCTTGGGCGTCACTCCAAGCCAGCGCGGCATGTGCAGGGGATCACGGGATGTACCTCACCCGCCTTCGATGACCCGCCACGGCGCTCCGGCCTCCGGGTGTCCCATCTGCTCGTGGGTGCGCTCAGCCGACTCTGGGCGCGATTGAGCGGCGCCCTCTAACGGCCTGCATCCGCCGTCGTGGCGGGCGACCGGGGAGCGTGCTCGACCCGGCGCGGCATAGGTGACATCACCGGCCCCGGAAACGCAATACTGAACAATTCTCATGTTTCCTCTCGACGCCTCTTCATGGCGGTAGCAGAAAAGCGCTAGCAGATGTAACCTCCCCCGCCGACCGGGCCCCCAAGGGCCCCCGAGGTGCTGGGAGGTGGTGGATGGCCAGGCTGATAGCCGACCCGGCCGAGCTGCCGCCCCTCAAGGCGAAGGACCGCAGGGCCGACACCAACAGTGCCAAGGACGCCAAGAGCATCATCCTGGCAACCGTCCGCATGGGCGGCACCATCGAGGAGGGCTGCCGCCAGGCCCGCCGGGCCAGGTCGAGCTACGACTACTACCGGAAGACGGATCCCGACTTCCGGGCCCTGATCGACAAGGCCCTTCAGGCGAAGATCGAGCGGGCCAAGGGCAACCGGGAAGAGCTGCCGGATTTTCCGGAGTTCTCTGAGCGGTATCTCGGGATGCGTCTCTTCCGGCATCACCTCCAGTGGTATGACCTGCTGGAGGGCCGGGAGCCGCGGGACCTGCATCCGCGGCAACGCTTCGTGCACGGAGACGATGACCAGATCCTGGTCAACACCCCGCCCGAGCACGCGAAGAGCACGACACTCACGGTCGGCTACGTGGTCTGGCGCATCTGCCAGGACCCGAACATCCGCGTCCTGCTCATCTCCAAGACCCAGGACATGGCCAAGAAGTTCTTGCTCTCAATCAAGGAGCGCTTGGCCGAGTCGGAGGCGTACGCCGACTTGCAGACCGCGTTCGGTCCCCCCGGCGGATTCGCCGAGGGCGCGGCGAGTTGGACCGCAGACAAGATCTACGTGGCCGGACGCGACTCGGGCGAGAAGGACCCAACGGTTCAGGCAGTCGGCATCGGCGGCCACATCTACGGCTCGCGCTGTGACCTCGCCATCATGGACGACTGCGTGGACCACACGAACCACCAGCAATTCGAGTCACAGATCACCTGGATTCAAAATCAGGTCGGCAGCCGCGTGGCCGACGCGGGCGGCCGGATGCTGCTGATCGGGACCCGCATGGAGACGGTGGATCTCTACAGCGAGATCTTGAAACCGTCCTATTACACCGAGGGCGAGAGCCCTTGGACGTACCTCACCCAGCCGGCGGTCCTGGAGTTCGCCGACGACCCCACGGACTGGGTGACGCTCTGGCCGCGCACGAACCGGCCGCCGGTCACCATCGCGGCCCGCAAGCTCGTCCAACAGGACGAGCACGGTCTATGGCCAATGTGGGACGGCCTGGCCCTGGCGAAGAAGCGCCGGAAGATGTCGCCGCGGAACTGGTCGATGGTCTACATGCAGGACCAGGTGGCCGACGATGCGGTGTTCAAGCAGGAAGACGTACAGGGATGCGTCGACCGGGCTCGGTACCCGGGCCGAATGTTCGACGGCCAGTCGCAGCACCGCCGGTACGGCATGGACGGGCTCCTGGTGGTGGCCGGACTCGACCCTGCCGCCGCGGGCTGCACGGCCATGGTGGTGATCGGTCTCGACCGCCGGACCGGCGTCCGCTGGCTGCTGGACGTGGTCAACAAGCGCGGGATGCCGCCTCATGAGCTGCGCGCCGAGATGCGGCGACTAACCGAGCGGTACGGCGTCGCGGAGTGGAGGGTCGAGAAGAACGCCTATCAGGCATCGCTGGTTCAGGACCAGGAGATCCGTAACTTCCTGTCCGCCCGCGGCTGCCTGATCACCGGGCACCACACCGACGCGAAGAAGTGGGACTCGGACTTCGGCGTGGCCTCGATGTCGACCCTCTTCGAGGGGTGGCGGGATGGCCGCAACCTGATTCGCATCCCGTCGCAGACGCAGAGCGAAGGCGTACGAGCCCTCATTGAGCAGTTGTGCAGCTGGTTCCCGGAGACGAAGGGCCTGACCGACACGGTGATGGCTCTGTGGTTCGCCGAGATTCGTTGCCGAGAGCTGATGTTCGGCGAGCTGGATGGCGGCTGGCACGTCCAGACGAGCGAGTTCGCAAGCGACCGGGACCGAGCTGGCCAATCCGTGATCGATCTGGACTTCGCTCTGCAACAGCAGGGCGCGGGGGCCTGGGACGGCTCCATGCACTGGTGAGGAGTACAACGTGGCAACCCCGCTGACCGCTGATCAGCTCGTCCGGGCCTTGAAGGCTGAGGGCCTGGTGGTGCACGAAGTGCACGGCTGGCGCACGCACAACCGAAACCACCAGGGGGCTTGGGGACCGGTGAACGGGTCGATGACCCATCACACCGCCTCGAATGGCTCCGGCGTCGTGGCGTACGTCTATGAGGGCTCGATGAAGCTCCCGGGGCCGCTGGCCCACGGCGTCATCGACAAGGCGGGTGAGATCTGGCTGACGGGCAATGGCAGGGCCAATCATGCTGGGGGCGGCGACGCGCGGGTCTTGGCGGCGGTGGTCGCCGAAAACTACGGTGACCTGCCCCCAGCCACACACGAGCATCAGGGATCCAGCGGAGCCGTGGACGGCAATACGCACTTCTACGGCTGGGAATGCGTGAACCGCGGTGACGGTCAAGACCCCTGGCCGACGAAGCAATACCTCGCCATGGTCAAGGCGAACGCTGCTGTCCTCCGTGCGCACCAGTGGGGCGCCAGGTCCGCCATCGCCCACGCGGAATGGTCGGATCAGAAGTCCGACCCCAAGGGCATCTCAATGCCCAAGTTCCGCGCTGACATCGCCGCCTGCCTCAAGCTCCCGGCCGGGAATTGGGGCGGTATCTCGACCAAGACCAGGCTGACGCTGGAGTCTCTGGCCGCGAAGGTCGCCGCCCTGACGAAGCGGGTCGCAGTGCTGGAGAAGCAAAAGTAGACGTACAGGACGTACATTTTGCACTTAGGAGGTGGCCATGGCGGACATGTCGGTGATCACGCGCCGCGTTGAGGCGCTTCGCCGTGATGCCTCTGAGCGGGACGAGCGGCACCAGCTCATCACCGACGCCCGTGCGCAGAAGATCGACAGCATCGCTCCGGGCTCGATGCCGGACGCCTGGCCGCGACCGATCACCGCGAATCTGATCGACACGAGCGCCCGCCAACTGGCCGAGAACCTGGCTCCGCTGCCGTCGATCAACTGCGCATCAGGCGTGATGACCTCGGAGCGATCGAAGAAATTCGTCGCCAAGAAGACCAAGATCGCGTACAGCTACATCATTGACTCCGCCTTCAAGGCCAGAATGCCGACCGGGGCCGACTGGTATCTGACCTACGGCGCCATGCCCATCGTGGTCGAGCCCGACTTCGCGGCCGGTAGGCCGAAGCTCCGCATCGACAATCCCATGAAGCACTATGCGCAGTACGACCTGTCCGGGAAGGTCATCAGCTACACAAAGGTATGGCGCGAGAAGGCATCTCAGCTCGCCTCAAAGTTCCCCGAGCACGCCACGACAATCCTCGGGAAGGATCAGCCTTTCGGCCGCCAGACGGGCGGGGACACGGAACTGGAGCTGATCAAGTACTGCGACAAGGACGCGTACGTCCTCTACATGCCAGAGCGCCGGAACTTGGTCCTGATGGAGACCGAGAACCGCTTCGGCCAGGTGCCTGTGGCCGTGGCGCGCAAGCCCGCTTGGGACGATCAGGAGCGCGGGCAGTTCGATGACGTGGTATGGCCGACGCTGGCGCACAACCGGATGGCCATGCTCGGCCTCCAGGCCACTCAGCAGACCGTCAGGGCGCCGCTAGCCCTGCCAACCGATGTGCAAAAAATACCTTTTGGTGACGATGCGGTCATTCGCACCAATTCGCCGGAGAAGATTAGGCGCGTCGGCACGGACATGCCGCAAGCCGCTTGGCAGCAGGACGCGCTACTTCAGCAAGAGGTCATGCGGGGCACACGCACGCCGGCTAGCGCCACTGGTGACGTGAACGCAAGCATCATCACCGGCCGCGGTGTCGATGCCCTCAACGGGGGCTACGACATTCAGGTGGCCACGGGCCAACTCATGATTGGCCATGCGCTCGAAGCTGCCCTTGAGCTGGCCTTCGAAATGGACGAGAGGTTTTGGCCGGACACCAAGAAGACCATCTCGGGCGTGATCAACGGGACCCCCTTCGAGGAGACGTACACCCCCGCGAAGGACATCAAGGGGAATTATCGCGTCAGCGTAAGCTACGGCTTCGCCTCCGGGATGAACCCGAACCAAGCTCTGGTCTTCCTTCTCCAACTCCGCGGTGACCAGTTGGTGAGCCGCGACTTCGTACAGCGCCAGCTACCCATGGACGTGGATGTGGCCATGCTCCAGGCCGAGGTGGACAAGGAGCAGACGAGCGACGCTTTGAAACAGGGCGTTTTCGCCCTGCTCTCCTCCATCGGGATCATGGCCCAGCAAGGCATGGACCCGACGATGATCCTGACTCAGGCCGCGAAGCTGATCGAATTGCGTGAGCGGATGCCCATGCATGAGGCGATCCTGACGGCCTTCAAGCCAGAGCCACAGCCCACGAATGCACCCGCCGAGGCGGCTCCGCCCGGCACCCCGGGCTCCGAGGGCGGCCAGCCCGGGGTGCCCTTCGGGATCAACCCGTCAACCGGCATGCCGGGCGGCGTGGCCCCTGGTCAAGCTCAGCTTGGGCCTGGCGGCAAGCCGGACTTGCAGACCCTGCTGGCCGGTCTTACGTCCGGCGGCAAGCCGAACCTGTCCGCCTCGGTCAAGAGGAGTGTCCCCGCATGAGCGAGTGCCGCCAGTGCGGCCGAGAAGACGGCCATTGGCTCGGATGTCCGGCAGCCATGGCGCAGCCCGCTTCCGATGAGACGGAGTGCGCCCGCGAGGGGTGCACGAACCCGCGGGCGGCGAGCAAGGGCCCCAGGCCCGCGAAGTACTGCGACGACCACAAGACAGGGAGCAAGAAGTGATGAGCGACATCGGATTCAGCGGCGACCCGTTCCACGAGGGCGGCAGCCAGCCCATGGACAGTCTGAAGGGCAGCTCGGCCGGGGTGCACACCCAGCAGCCCATGACCAGCTCGACCAGCGGCGACAGCAACGGCAACACCACAACGCCGAACATCACCGGGTGGAACTCCACCAGTCTCGGGGAGAAGCCGAAGGGCACTGGCAGCAACGACCGGAACGAGGCTCGCTGAGCCATGGCCCGCGGCGGATATCGGCAGCCGGCGAGCCCGGCCCCCGTCAGCGGGCCAGGGGCGCTCTCGAAGCGCACGGACGGTGGTCCGACGCAGCCCATCCGGACACCGTCCGGCGGTGCGTATGGGGAGCGCCAGGAGCTGGATCAGCTCCAGCGTGGGGCGCCGCTGGCCGCCAGCCCCGGGGGCGACATCGGCAACCCGGAGCCCGCGGACATCACCGCGGGCATGGTCGGCTTCGACCAGCCCACCCAGCTCCCGGACGAGCCAGTCACCGCGGGCGCAGAGCTGGGCGCCGGGCCTGGACTGGAGTCACTGGGGCTACCGAACGAACCGGACGAGGACATGCAGCGGC